CGATTCGAGTTCAAATGTGTAACCGTTGCCCATGGAGGAAAACTTTTCATTTTCATGATAGGTTTTGCCAACTAGGGTACGGTCGCATCGTGATGTACATAATAATGTAAACCACTCCCAAGGTAGGACCGCTTTAACCAACTCATATGAAATCGAGTCAGAGGCGGCTGATAAATCAATAGTAGCTAACCCCCGCTTGTAAGCGAGAGCTGCGAATTTTTGATTCCTATCCTGTTGTAACAAGTTGATCCCCGTTCGTTCGCGTAAACGTCTACGAAGATATTTGCCGATGCCTCCCTGAACATAAGTGTTCAGTGTAGGTTCTTTGCAAATACCCCTGTCAGTCTTAGCGTTCTTAGGGACGGTTCCGAACTTATTACCCTCAACTATCTTCGGTCTCGGCTGATGTTTCCACCAACGGTCGCCTAAAATAGATTTATAAAAAGGGTACAGTTCAATACTTAGGCTAATGTCGGCGTCGTATTTATCAGATACGACGCTACCTTCAGCTTTAATACACGTTGTAGCTCCTGGTCCGAACTTAAACAGATTTTGAATATCATTCAAAGCCTGAGAGTTCAATGGGCCCAGTACGCTAGAGATAAAGAAACGCAATTTTCCAGTTAGGCCATTAAGTTGGCCCTCCCGGATTCGTTCATTTGTCTCTGCACAACCTTTCTCCGATTCCAGGTAAGTCTCAAGTGCTGCTTGACGTTTATCAACGTTCAGTGGCAGGTTCTGAGACTTTTTCAGAACACTAACTATAAGGTAGTCATCTCGAAAGAGTGACCAATCCTCGTAATCAATTGGATTAAGGGCTTTCTCAGAGATTTGCTCATACTCCTGGTACTTTATCAGTAAATAGATAGATAAAGATACTGGGGTGTTTAAGATTTCTGCGAGGGCACTAGTGGTGGATAGCTCTAATGTAAAATCAGAGCTTCTGTCAAGATTAACATCTATTGACACAGCTTTTCTCCTAACGGATGAAATGAGTAAGTAGCTTAATGCTACTTACGTAAAGGACCGATCTTAAGTAAATTGACTAAGAAGTCAATCACCTTTTTGATCGTTAATAGAGCCGCTTTGAACTTAGCCATAAAGCTATGACCAAATTGGTTCTAAATCCTTAACGTACGCGATCATAATGGCTTCAGTAACGAGGGCACCTGCCCAAGCTGCGAAGTTCTCACGATCGACGGTGCTCATTTCCTCAGGAAGGATAAAGCGACCATTAGCACGTGCTGTATGCGACACTTTTACAATGCCATCTACAGTGTGCTCGAACGGTAAAGCCAGGTCGTAATCGACATGGTTTGTTGGACGGTTCCGCTTAGCGG